GTGTTATCATTGATTGATGATGAGAGAAAAGGGGGAAATCATATGATTAATGCTTATCGTGAATTTTGGACAAAAATGTTTTCTTGGCATGCAACGGCAACAAGGACACAGTACTGGGTACCGCTAATTGTCAATTATTTTTTGGGTGGAATATTAGTTAGCATCTTGGAAAATATGCAAGGTCATTCAATTGAAGATATCTACACTGTTGGTGACTTGTCTACTAATTTGACAACAAGAATCGTCATGATAATTGTATGGATTGCTACTTTTACTTTGAAAGCACGCCGTCTGCACGATACAAATCGAAGTGCTGGTTGGATATTTATTGATCTGATTCCGATTATCGGAAATATTTGGTTCTTTATTTTAATGATTTTACCAACGACACCGGAATCACGCTGGACTTTGAATCAAAGTAATGTGAATTAGTAATAATTTGTGAAATAAAAAAACACCTAGATTATTTTCTAGATGTTTTTTTATTTAAACCAAAATTAGCATTGGCATAATCATTGGTTTGCGAGCTGTTTCTTTGAATAGGATTTAGGGGTACTGGTACATAAGGTTTTTAGATACCCTTGTAGTAAAACTGTAGTAAATATCGAAAATTATAGTGAATTAAGAAGCGTGATGGTGTGTGAAATTTCCTTATTTCGCTTCACTTGTAAGAGGTGTAAATACGTTTTTTGAGTGATAGAAATATCTTTGTGACCCAATCTTTCACTTATATATTCTACAGCAACGCCTTGAGAAATTAACATAGAAGCATGACTATGTCTTAGTCCATGAAAAGTTATTCTTTTGGGGATGTCTAATCGTGTTAATATTCTCTGCAGTTCACGATTAACGCTAGATTGCTGACGATTCAATAATCTTTCATCGTTGTCTTTGGATAATGTAAGTAAATAATCTGTTAGCCATTCTGGAACATCTACAGTTCTGATTGAACTAGGAGTTTTAGGCTCTTTTACAATATTCAAACGTTCTTCATAAGATTTGCTGATATTGATTATTCCATTACCGATGTCATTAGGGGTAAGGGCTAATACCTCTCCCAATCGAGCACCTGATAAAGAAGCTACTAACATAATATCATGAGTTGGCTCATGGTTTTCTTTTAGATATTCTATAAAACGTTTAAAGTCAGTGTATTCTAAGAACTTTAGTGAGCTATCTTTGGCATTAGTACCATGCGGTTTTGCTCTTTCAAAAGGATTGACCCTTATTATTCCATCAGCTACGGCATCCTTTAATATGCCACTTAAATGTCCTTTGACTTTTTGGCTAGTAGCAAGAGAGTGAGAGAGCCCATATTCGTTTAAAAATTTTTGTGCATCGTGACGGGTTACTTGATCTATTGATGTATTTTCAAAGTATTCGCTAACAGCTTTCAAAGTCATTTCATAACCAACATGAGTTGAACGTGACACGTCTGTTTTATATGTATCAATCCAGTCACTTATATAGGAAGAAAGGAGTTGTGACGGTTTAAAATTAATTTCACCATCAATCTTAGATCCTTCTGTTTTAATAGCCCATTGATTTGCTTCAGTTTTTGTTTTGAAACCTGATTTAGTTTTCTTTTTATATCCGCCTTGATAAGGGACGGATACACTAACGGTAAATGTTTTACCTCTTTTATATATTGAAGCCATACAAAAATCTCCCTTAAAAAGAGGGCTTATATCTGTTATAATCTAATAGAACGCCCCGTGCGTTTGTAGTATACTTTTAGCACACCCAGTGAACTTTTGCAGGTTGGGGTGTGCTTTTTTATTTTGCATTATTTTAGAGACTTCATTGTCTATTATGTACGCCCATCAGGGCATTAATTAATATCCGTAGTCGTCACTTGCTTTTCCTTGGTCATTAATTATTTTTGCGGCCATAGCAGGTATAGTGATTTTACCGCCCATAGTTGATTTGTAAGACACTGTCCCAACGCTTGTTCCTGAAACAGTTACCAAATCATCTTCCAAAACCCTTGAACCATTCAAAATATCTGGGTCAAAGCCTACTAAAATGATATTATCACTGTTCCCATCAACAGCTAATCTTATTTGTGTCTCCGATTTGTCTTCAATCACTTGGATAACCCTACCTGTGAATTGCATCTTTTTACCTTCGTAGTCATCGGGCGTCCTGGCAACTTGATCATATGTTATACCTGTTTTATACGAATTTGGGTCTTTATCGACAGCTTCACTAGAAGACATTGCAGCGGCTCTAGAAGATGCTTCAGCAGCTTTTGATGATGATTCGGCACTGTTTTCAGATGAAGATTTTTTACTAATTATTTTAGCGTCGCTGACAGAGCTATCGGAACTCGTATCTCTATTGTTTGTTTGAGGCATGGAACTGACGCCAACAATCAATGACGCACAACCAGCTATAAAAAGTATCAGAGGTGTCTTCCATGTTAACTTTGATTCTTTTTTTCTAAACTTATTAAGTATTAGAATTATCAACGTTACCCAGAACGCTACACTTAATATCAACCATAAAAACATCATGGCATTACTCATATTTCTTGATCTCCCAATCTCAAAAGCTTTTTAATGTGGACACTTATCACATAAACCTATTCTACAACACTAAGAGACTTAAATGTTTCATTTGCGTAGTGTTCAAGCCAAGAAGGCACATGGTAATATTCCATAAAACCATTAACGGTAGTTGGCATTTCGATAGACATTAACATTTTTATAGCGTTTTTATGTGCAAGTAACTCTTCTCCACGTTTCCCATATTCGCTAAAATAATATACAGATTGTGCATCTAGATCGCCATATAATATGTGACTTAACTCATGCGCAAATCTATAGGCATAGCCAGCATTGATATCAAAAAAATATTCATGATTATAGCTCTTGTTTTGATGAGAGCAGCGTCTGGAACATCAGGTGATAAGTCATAAGCGTTGACGAATACTACATCGTTTGTCAACGCTTTATTTTCTAACAAGGAAACAATTTGTTGGTAAAGGTAGTCATTGTTCATTTTTTACCTCGTTGACGTTGTTCAATGATAAAGCGAGCGTAATCGCGCAATTTTTCCTTGTCTTCTTCGCTAATTTCCATACCATCGAAAGCAAGAATAGTTTCATCATCTAAAATATCAGTCACCTTAGATGAATTTGAAACAGAGTTCAAATCTTCAGTGCGTCCCAGAAGGTAATCTGTTGATACATTTAAAATGTCAGCAACCTTTTGGAGGTTGTCCGCTTTGGGCGTAGATTTTTTCCAATCATATATAGAGTTTTCAGCTAATCCTGCTTTAATTGCTAGATTTTTTAATGAATATCCTCGTTGTTTTGACAAATTTATTGTGCGCTCATACAGTGTCATTATAGGGTTTTCCTTTTTTTAAAAACACAAAAATTATGAAACTTCCCGTTTTATCGTTGACAATTACAAAACTTCCAGTTATACTAATTCTTGTAAGTTAGTTACTAAGTTTTAAGCAAAACAAAAACACTTACGTTTTATCCATCTTGGCGGAGCGATAAGGGCGTTAAGTACATTTGTTATGTGTATTTACTATGTCATTATATTATGAAACTTCCATAATGTAAAGCTAAACTTACAACTAATTATATGAAACTTACTAAGTTTTGTAGGAAAGGAGAGAGATATGGTTGAAACAATAACTAGGGAATACCAATACTTATATTTCTATGTTGACGGCAACAAAAAAATCCCCGTTGTGACAGGCGCAACTAGAGATTTGAATTTAGCTATTTTTCCGCATAAGGGACTAGTTCGAAAAATATTTGACGATTTCAACATCAAAGCAGACTTATTTGTTTGGATTGATGGTACTGAATTTTTAGTTAAGAGAAATGAGGAAATTACATGTCGTTTAAAGAATATTTGATAAAAAACAAAGGGGCAATGATAACGATAATTATTGTTGATGTCATTGTTGGATTCTTACTTGGAATTTTGTCCAACTAAAAATCCGATGACGTACCCAGCGCCTAATGAAATTAGTGAAACAACTAGAGGGTACCAAAAACTTGTCAAAAAACGATCGAATCTGTTTTGTCTATCCTGTGAAAAATAAACACGTCCGTTTGCTCGAGATTGTGAGCCAAAATCACCATCACCATAATCGATTGTCTTAATAAAATCGTGAGCGGTAAGAAATTTAAGGTCTGCAACTTCTTGTGAAGATAGCTTATTTTTATCGGTAAAAAACATCCACTTTCCATCAGGGATTTGATTTATTCTTTTTAAAAGTTTTTCGGCAGATTTGTGTAATTTGATTGGCATTGGGCTAATTTCCTTTTAGATAAATTCTACCACACAGAAAGGAGGCAACATGACAGAACAAATGATTGTGGACGCAGCAAAAATGTTCAAAAAGCGCGTCAAAGACGGTCTATTCGACCGAGATATGACCCAACGTGATCTAGCTAATGCGGTTGGTGTTACTGAAGCAGTATTGAGTTTAGCGATTAACACCTACGCCATCAACAAGCAATCACGAGAGGTACGAGCCAAAGTTAGACAGCTGTTGGATATTCAAGACATTTAGAAAGGAAGTAAGAAACATGGCGTATAACGCAGGCAAAACAAAAACAGCCCAGGTGATTGATAGCGGAGATATTGGGAACGTAGAAATACGTCTCAAATACGCTAAACACGAACTTGAACTGCCAGATGATTACACAGTAATTATTGTACCGAAGTATCAATAAGATAATATTCAAAAGCCTGAATTGCAACAGTTAAAACTTCTCCAGTTAAGTTAGAAGGCAATTCATCAACAGATGTAACTTTGTTGAAAGTATCAATAGCATTTTCACTGATCATGTCATTTGCTAAATCACCTATTGGTCTATCAACATCTTTAAATTCAGCTAACCAATCTCCAAATTTTATCATTGTGTTTCTCCTTTCATGTCATTAACTAAAGGATAGCACAAAACAAACATTAGAAAGGAAGTGATCGGATGGTAACGCAGCTACTTGCAAAACTAGATGAAATCATAAAGTTTTTCCACAAGAGTCAATTACCAGAAATCATGGATAAAACAGAGTTGGCTCAGTTTCTAGGAGTTGGCATAAACAACGTTAATAAATATATCTATTCAGATGGATTTCCTTATATCGAACAACCAAATATGAAAGATGGTTATCCGAAAAAGGCAGTTCAGGAATGGATAGATTCACACACAAAATTTTATGGAAGGTAAACAACATGTGGTTTTTACAAGTAATAGCATTATTGATTGTCGTTGGAGCAGTTTTCTATCTAGGAATGCTGCAGGGTGAAGCGCAGTACAAAGAAAGTATACGCCGTCACCGCGATTTTCACCGCATGGGCGGTACGAGCAACGAGAATAAGTATTGGAGGTAAGATATGGCATCAGTACCAGATGCATTGAACTTTTATCAGGGTGACATTCAAGAAGAACCTCATGGCTTTAAAGTGAGACTGTTTGACTTCTCTTCTGGTGAATATGTTACGAAGCAGTTCAGAACAGAAGGTAAAGCATATTCAGCTATTGCTGAACAGGTTGATAGGTTGAATGAAATCGCAATTGAACTTGACGAACAAAATTTTGAGCAGGTGTATAGCAATGAGAGTTGAAGAATATGTACGTTAACTACGATTTGATGATTGAACATGCTAAAGGTGAATTAGATAGATCAATTAAGGAATTAAGATTCTATCGAATGTACACCTCAAAGCTAGAAACTGGCTTTACCAGAAAAGAAAATATTCGCAATCTACAAAATCGAAAAAGAATGTTCGAACAACGAGTTCGAATGCTAGAAGAACAGAGAGGCGAACATAGTGAACAAAATACGTGAACTTAGAAAAGCAAAAGGATTAAGTCAAAGAAAATTGTCTGAGTTTACAGGAGTAAATTTAGATTCGATACAAGCTTATGAAACTGGAAGAAGAAAAATAGGAATGAATAATGCTTGGATATTAGCTGATTATTTCAATGTCTCGATTGATTATTTAGTTGGAAGAACTGATATGAAAACAAAAAACGTCCAATAACGAGTGCAATCGCTATGGACGGAATACAAATTAAGGTTAGGTACATTATAACACATGAAATCAGAAGCGCTTTTACAAACAAAAATCATCAAGTTTCTAAGGCATGAAGGACGGTTTGTGATTAAGACACAAGGTGGCACACCTGGAACAGATACAGGGACACCTGATGTAATTACAATCTATCCAGATGGACGATTTATCGGCTTAGAAATTAAACGTCCAGATGGTAAAGGGGTCGTTAGTCCTGAACAAAATGCAGTAGGAAAACAAATCCAACGTAATCAAGGATTGTGGTATGTGATTGACAATTGGGAAAAGTTTGAGGAGGTCTGGCGAGATGTCACAACCCTCATTTAAATTATATGATGCGCAACGTGAACAGGTTGAAAAATCACACCCAACTTATTATTACATCATGAAGATGGGAACCGGTAAGACGGTTGTTGGCTTATCTCACGCCATGAAATGGTTTCCTGATAAAGATGTGATAGTAGTTGCACCTCGACAAGTGGTTAACGCCATGTCTTGGCAGAAGGACGCAAAGTTAGTTGGCTTTAAAAACAATTTACAAGTTATCACAACGGACGGTGTTAAAAAGTTAGACAACATCGATGTTCAAAATAAGCTACTAATTGTTGATGAAGCTCATAAGTTCAAAAATAAATCAGCACGATCTAAAAAATTAAATGAATTACTAAAAGCATCAGCAGGGTTTGTGTTTCTATCTGGAACGCCAACTAATGGTAAGTATGATGACTTAGAAATGTACGCACTGTACTTTAGACATGTTCGTACCATGAAACAGTTTAAAGACCTGTACAAGGTAGCTGAAACGCCTCATTGGAGTAAATATCCTATCTGGCACGTTGGCAAGAACGAACAGCGATTAACGAGTTGGTTTCAATCAATTACATCAGATGTTGTGACTTTAGATGATATTGCTGAACTGCCTGATGTGATTGAAAATGTTATCGACTTTGACCCAGACCGTGAGTACAAGAAAACTAAAATGTCGTATCGAAAAGACGACAAGGTTATCTTTGCTAATCCAACGGCTAGACGTATTTATCAGAGACAAAATCAAAACAACAAGGCAAAACTCGAATGGCTTGATAGTGTCAAAGAAGAATACGCAAAAGACAAAACAATCATCTTTTACACGTATGACAACGAGCTTGATTTGTTGGATGAAGCATTGAAAGATTACACGGTTGGTCACGTTAATGGTCATGAGTACGCACCCGGCGGTGACTTCACATTAATCCAAATCACAAGTGGTTCAGGGTTGACATTGAACGAGTACAAACACGCAATCTGGTGGTCACTACCTGATAGCTTTATTGACTTTGACCAGTCAAAATATCGCAATTATCGTATCGGTCAAGACACTAAAATCACACGTGATTATCTAGTGGTTCATGGCACGATTGACGATAGTATCTGGAACACATTGATATTAAAACAAAATTTCAATGCAGAAATGTTTGAGGATTAAATATGGAACAGGATTTAAAAAAAGTTATCCAAAAAGCAATTGATTTGAATGTTCAACGCATGTCACCTACGCGAGCACGAAAGTTCAGTGAAAACCCAGCACGTGCCTTGTATGATTTGACTGGTGATTATCCGTGGTGGACTGGTGATAACAAAGCGCTTGATTACGGCACAATCGTCCACACGTACGCTGAAAACGGCACGCTAGATGATTTACCCGAAGAGACATTAGAACGCGTTAAATCGAAGCGTGGTGGCTTGCTATTGTGGACTAACGAAGCCGTCAATGTTGGTCAATCTTTATCAGAATACTTTGACAATATCAAAGGTGAAAAAATATATGAGCAAGAGTTGACTATTAGTAATGATGACGGTTCACGGTTTCATGGTTTCGCCGATGTGATTAACGATGATGACGGTGATGTGAGTGTCTACGATATTAAAACATTGCAAAGCATGGAATTTGATAAGTGGATTCAACGCGAATGGGCGCCTGATTCACTTGAACAATACATCAAACAAATTGCGTTTTATGCACTAGTGCTTGGCACAGAAAAAGCAACGCTGGTATTTATCAAAAAGTCTGACAAGACACCATTTATTCACGAGTATACGTTAAGTAAAGGCGAGTTAAAACAAGCACAACTCGATGTATGGGACGAGATGAAAAGTGCTTTAGAAATCGCGCGAGGACATAGCAACCCAGCGGCAATTAACGACGGAAGTGAATGGGCTTATCACTATTTTGGAGGAAAGATATGATCACAATTAATAAACCAAGCAAGGATATTCAACTAAAGAGTCCTTTGCCGAATAACATCATGGTCTCGGGTGAGGCTATGGCTGGAAAAACTACATTTGTAGGTGACTTTCCAACACCGTTCTTCTTGTCATTTGACGGTAACGCTATTAAAGAAGGACGTGATGGTGTTGACTTACACGAATCAATGTCATGGCGAGATGTCATTGATGTTATTCCGCAAATCAAGTCAGCGGGATATCAAACAATTGTCATTGATACGATTGAAGATTTACTTGATGGCATTGAAAAAGAAATCACTAACGGCGGAACAATCGCTGATATGAGTAATAGTTTCACGGGTTGGTCAAACTTGAACGGTCACTTTAAAAAAATCATTCTTGAAGTTGTCAAAAGTGATTTAACCGCAGTATTCATTGCACGAACGACAACAGACGCTGATGGTGAAATACAAAGTGACGCCAGAGCAAAAAACTTTTCATGGCTAAAAGGTCGAATTGATGGTGAAATTTACATCATCAAAGACGGTCACAAACCGGAGTGGCGAGCACATCGTGGTTACTGGAAAAAAGAAGAACTACCACCGCACCTCGCAAATGTAGCCGACCCAGAACGTGAGGGTCAAGAACGTAAAGCAGCGGCATTAGCACGTCGCGAAGCACTATTGAACAAGAAAACAGGAGATAAGAACTAATGACAGATTTTAACGATATTTTTAACCAAGCAGCTAACGCAACTAATGAAGACGTTGTATCAGAAGGCGGCTTCAATCCACTTGAAGAAGGCATTTACAACTTGACCATTACTGATGTGCGCTTTGATCCATTTAAGAATGGTCAATCATTTGCAGTCGATTACGCAACGCAAAACGGTGAACAAGCTAGTGAAACATTTAGTATCGAAACTCGTGACAAGAACGGCGCGCAAGTGAAGATGAGCCGCTTACAGAACAATGTTAATCGCCTTACAGCTTTAATCGTATCTGTTCAAATGGCTGGTATCTTGTCAGCTGATGACTTCCGCAAGGGAGACGAACATGTTGCAGAAGTATTACTTGCACTGGTTGACTTAACGTTCTGGTCAAAGGTCACACAACGTGACTACGAAGACGCTAAAGGTAATAAGCATGTCAACAACAACTTCACACACTCGAAAGAAGAAATCACAGAATGAGAAAGATTGAGGCAGTAAACACTTTAAAATCAGGATACAGAATAACACCTGTGGTTGACAAAAAGCCGATACTGCCTTTCGCCACAGTTGAGAGCGATAAGCGGTGGGTGCTGACCAATTGGAAACCAGATTATGATATTGCAGTTATTGCAGGTGGTGACGATTGGTTCGTAGTTGATTTTGACAATCAGCAAGTTTATGACCGTTTAGCACCACTGGTCAGCAACGGTTATATCGAAAAAACAGCGCGCGGTTATCATGCTTTCTTCAAACAACCAGATGAACCGTTGATGCAAAAGATTGGTTTAGTAGCAGGTGTCGACATCAAGGCTAGCAAAAATAACTATGTTGTCATTCATAGTGAGTTGCCAGAGTTAGATGACTTGCCAGAACCGAGTGACGAGTTGCTTGATTTCATTCGGAATACAGAACCAGAAGTAAAAAGCTCAAAAGGTTTTGTCACAAGCAATGATGACGAGTTTCTCTCACAACCATTGTTCGATGTGATTAAAAATGGTTGGGGTGAAGTTGGAACACATGATGATACGATTGTAAGTTTTATCTGGATGTTGTTCGCAATGGGTGCTAGTTATGAGGCGGTCAGCTACATGGTGATGTTAGCGGACGAGTCAACGCCAGCATCAACATACAAACCACAAGAGTTATTAAAAAAAGTCGACAACGCATGGGAAAAATGGAGGCGTTAAATGAAAGCAGCACAAGTCGCTGAAATTATCCGCAAGACAGATTTAGAACTAGCGATGGATGATTTCACAGGAAAGGTTATCAATCGCAAACGAGCATTGATTGAAAATACTTGGGTCGAAGCTGGTGAAATAAACGATCACTTTTTTCCAATACTTCAGGTCTATCTCGAACGTACATTCGACGGTATGTTTCCGCCGAATAAGATACGGGAAGCGTTAAACATTATCGCAGTTGAAAATCAATTTAGCGAGCCAGCTGAAACATTTGATAGGCATGAGAAAAATTGGGATGGCGTGAAGCGATTAGATTCACTAGGAACGGTATTCTTTGGTAATCCAGCAGCTGATGAAGCAATCAAGACAATGGTTATGTACATGGTTGCGGGTGCCTATGGTTATACCGTTGATTGGCAGTACACAATTGACTTTATCGGCCGTCAAGGTACTGGAAAAACACAATTTTTGAAACGAATAGGCGGTCAATACTACACAGACCAAATTACATCATTCCGAGACAAAGACAGTTTAGAAGTGATGAGTGGCAGCTTATTGGTAAACGATGACGAGATGCTCGTTTCAAGTGGTAAGTCAGCAATTGAATTTAAGAAATTTGTTTCAAGTACGAAGTTAACATTTAGAGCGAGCTACGGTTATGTTAGCACAACACATCGGCGACGGTTTGTTATTGCCAGAACAACAAATGACTTTGGATATATCAAAGACTTAACAGGTAATCGTCGTATTGTACCGGTAATTGTTAACGAGAAAAATCGTGAACGACACCCAGCAACTATCACAAATATTGAAGCAAGCAAGATAGTTGGTGAGGCTGTGCATGAATTTGATTGGGATAAATTGCAAGCAGACGCAAGACGATTTGACAAGTCGATTGGCACGACAATGGCCGAAACGATTAATGAATTGACGAGTGATGGTGAGTTTGTTGACAAGATTAGAGAATATGTTGAACGGCAAACGGATTCATTCACTAAGAAAGATGTGTTCCTATTTATGACATCAAACGACCCAACATTATTAGACTCTGGATCAAGTCGTTTCATCAATCGCAAAATCGTTGATGCATTGAGTGCAATTGGTTATCGGGAGAAAGTAGTCAAGGTTAATGGTAAACCTAAAAGGCTGATGATTAATGATGATGACAGTTTGAGTGAAACAGATGAGGCCGATGTATTCGAACGGTTACTGAAGTAGAAAAAAGCGTTACGAATACCCCTTGAAAGTTACAGCGAAAAAGGCTTAATAAAAAATAGATTTATTTAGAATTAAAAATAACTTGTAACTTTCTAAAATCAAAACGTTGATAAATCAACACGGCACAAAATCAAAAATTAGTCGTAACCGAACTTGTAACCGCTGAAATTATTGTGAGAGTAAGGTGTAGGTTACATGGTTACTAGTTACAAGTAACTATATATATATATATATATTTTATATAAGGTAAGGGTAAAGGGGTTATTTGCGTAACTCTGTAACCGACAGGAAGGGTGGAGGCATATGAAAGTGTGATGAGATGAAAATAGTTATCTTTGATTGGTTAGTAGATGCAAATGGCAGGCAAGCAGGGATTTTGGTCAAAGGATACCCAGGCGGTTATGAATTAAAAATGATTAGTGCAATGCACGCAGGACAAGTTGCAATATTTCTAAAAAACTGCATGAAAAATATTGAAGTCAAAGAATTAAAGTTCGTACTACCAGAGGTAAAAAATGAAGATAGTTAGCTTACAGAGCGTGGGATTGGTTGATGACATCGGCAATGATATTCATGAGTTTTTACACAGAGGAGATAAGTGATGACTAACCCACTAACAGAAACGGTGCAGTTACCAGTGGAGGACGAGTGATGGATTTTGACAAGGCAACAAATATTTTAAATACGTTGAATGACAAACGACGAGAAATGAATAAGTTGTTAGATATTGAAAACAAAACAATTGAGCGTGATTGGTGTTTTGTCGAGATTGAGCACGTACGATTGGAATTTTCAAAATCAGAAGTCGACCAAATCCTAGATGAAAAAAAGAAGTCACTAGAAAATGAAATACGAACACTAGCCAAAGAGTTATTAGATGAGGACGAGTGATGATTGAAATAGGACACAACTTACAGCATGCGATTGAGTTTGGCATGTTATTGTCAGCAATGGTCGCGGTTACGTATATTGTATTGAAATATTATGGAGGTCGTAAATGACGTTTGATGAAGCAATAGCAAAAGTTGGAACGTATTTAAAAAACAATGATTTAAGTAATTCAGATAATAATGACAGATTTTTTTATATCATTTTAAATGACTTACGACAAGAATATGCGCCAACAGTTGAGATGAAGCCATATCAATTTGAGGTTTTTAAAAAGTATCGTTATGGGGTAAGGAAGGGTGATATTGACTTTGGTGGTATATGGTCAGACAAACCTTATCGAATGATGCAATATTTCAAGGAAGAGTCTTATACAGGTACAACTATATGGGACGATAACTTTGCAAAAGCGTGGTTACACCCAGAAACAATCAAGATAGTTGACGAATAATTATATGAGCAAGGTGTGGCTCAACTCAAATAATGATTTATAAAGACAAGTATCAACACTTGTACAGTTATACCAAAAATAGAAATTACTTTCGTGCCATGACTATGTATTAAAAAGCCAATCCACAGAGTGATTAGCAATAGAAAAATCATCAAATAAATTAAAGCGCGAAGTAATTGCAATGTCATGCTTAGTTATCCAATCGTTTTTTAACATTATAACATTTAGAAGGGAGATTCATGAAAATCATAGACATAGAAGTGTACATCGTGGGTTATCGCAAGACAGATAATGACGAGTGGGAGACATCGGGTAAGACGTACGGTAATTTGATTGACGCACAAGCAGTCATGAATAAATTGAGTAAAGAGACGAAACAACAGTTGAAGTTGTTTAAATTTGGAAGGGCAGTACCAGTGGAGTAGAAAGGGTGACATGGCGGATAGAGTTGATAGCATTTTGAGAGACTACTTCTCTGGTCGTCTCGATTTAAAAATTAAACAGCGTATAGAAACGATACGGTATGACAGTCAAGAAGTTGATGAGAATATTGGAGGTGGTCGAGCACAGAATAAACACACACGTCCAGTTGATGACATGGTGATACGTATTGAGCAGGATAGATACCTTAACAGTCTCAAAAAGCAAAAGGAAGACGTTGAGCGCTGGATAGCCACGTTTGAGCCAGACAAGCAGAAAGTAGTTGCGTATTATTATGCAAGCAAGTCTGTCACGTGGGTAAAGGTAGCGCAGCAGTTTCACATATCCGAAAGAACAGCAATCGCTTGGCGTACAGAAGTCAAACACATATTAGGTGCAGTCCTATGACACTGCGGTTTTTATGCAGTTTTATGCATAAATATAGGGTTATATTGTTAATATCAGATAATTTGAAACAGGGTTATTGCTCATCCATTAAAAGCAAATGTATGGTTAGTCATTAGTCGTTAAATATAAGCTGTACTTATAGATTAGTTCCAGATGACTAGCCAAGACCGTTGCACAGAGCGGTCGTACATATTTGCACCTTAACGGGTGTTTTTTTATTGGAGAAAACTATGAAAATAGATGACGATTATGGACTTGTCGCTAGTGATGATGAATTAAACATCTACCGCAGGTTAGACAAGCAACAAAAATATAATAAGAAACACAAGAAGGCATCTAAACGCAAGTCGAATACAGACAAGCGCAAAGATGCCTTTTATGATGATAGGAAGTGGCAGTGATGGGCTACACAAAATGGACTGATGAACATAAAAATAGAGTTACGGAGTTAGGTAAGCAAGGGTTGTCATCTAGCAAAATAGCTCAAAAATTGTTTGATGAATTTGGTGTCAATTTAAGTAGACGGACTGTTTCACGATACCTATCAACAGGACATACTAGTAGTAGATATGACCAATTGAAAAAGAATACGAGTAAAGTCAAAGATGTGAAACGTGGTACTGAAATTGTCATCAACAAGGACGGTAGTACAACATCATCTACAACTATGCAGATGACCGAAGAGCAAGCTAAAGACCCAGAGTTCGTGTTAAGAGCGCATGGCTTTAATCCTGATGATTGGGATATCGTATCAGCACGCAATAACTTCTGGCAACAGAACAGTGTTGAGAATGGCTTGATTGATTTGTATCAGTCTAAGATTACGGTTAAGCCTAAAGTTGATAATGATATCAAACGAGCAGTCGAAGTATTAACGCGTGACATTAAGCCAATCAAAGTTAAACACTCATTAGATTCATCACGAAAACGCAACTTAGTTATACCGATTACAGACAACCATTGGGGTATCACTCATTTGTCTGATGTACAAGATAAGCTGTCAGAGCTGCTAGATATCATTAAGCAAGGCTATGGCACGATTGTCATTGAGATGATTGGTGACATGCTTCACTCTGACAAGATTAACAGCACTGAGACGGTTAGCGGCACAATACTTGAAGATGTTGATATGCCAAAGGCAATTGATGAAGCTATGCAATTTACAGAACCCATTGTTGTTACAGCGTTGGAGAATGCTAACACAGTAATGATTAAGTCAGTCGGTGGTAATCACGACTTTGATATATCGTACATGTTTATGATCTGGATTAAAGAACGATTTAAGCAGGCTCAAGTAGATGTGAATAATCGTTATCGAACAGCTTACTTATTAGGTCATGTACTTATTTCAATTCAACACGGCAATGTCAACAAAAAGAATCCTGCACAGATACTAGCTAATGAATGCAGACACTTGTGGGGAATTGCAACGACAACTGAGATACATTCGGGTCATCTTCACTTTGATAAGACAGAAGACCAAAACGGTGTGGTTTTCAGGCAGTTCTCAACACCTAAACCTAGTGATGATTGGGAAACCATGAACGGCTTTGTTGGATCAAATAAGTTGATGTATGCACTTGAGTACAGTGATGACCGATTGAAAGTTGAACACTTTATCTAGTTGCCGAGTGGCACGTTTAGGAGAATGATATGATTAACACATTATTGATTATTGCGATTGTTTTCGGACTACTTTGGTTATTTGCACTCGTGTTCTTAATTACCTTTGTAATTAGATATATGATGAGAATGAATGATCGTCGCAAGAAGTTTGAAAAAGAATTTGACAAGGAATTTGATAAGATGTCTAAGCGTTTCAATAATTTCTAATCCAACCCACGTCTCTCTAGTAGTATAATTACTGCTATTGGAGGTTGGAGATGAATAAAAAATGGTTTTGGTTCTTAATTGTTTTGGGAGCTGTTGTTTTTGTAGGCGGTCCATTGTTTGTTCAATATAATCATTGGCCACAGGGAACTAAAGGTCACGGGGATTGGTTAAGTTTTTGGGGCAGTTACTTGGGGGTTGTACCATCAGGTATAATCGCAGCACTAGTTGCAGGCACTCAGATAAAAGAATCTAATAAACAAAATCATGAGAATGCTATGCAAAGTCTTAAAGTGATGAACAATACTAAACTTCTAAATTATTATTATGATATAAAAAGTTCATTAGCTAAATCAAAAGTGTTATTTGATGAAATTGATAATAGTTGGAAAATACATGATTTATATTATTATTTATACTCACCCCAAAGACGGTCATTTGAAGTCCTTAATTTAGAGACGTTGTTACAAGAGAATAATATGTTACATCTTAACGTTAATACTGTTAATGTAAACAATGATTTAAAAGGACTTTCGGAAACATTAATGGAATATAGCGGAAACTTGATTATTGTTGAAAGAATGATAAAACTATATGCTGCGTCAATTGATGAGGAACGTAATATTTTGGAAAACGAAGTTGATGAAGAAGCAAAAAACCTGTACGCGGTTTACGTAAAACAATCAACTCATGAAAAGATAATGGAACAACTCTCGAAAATGATTAATCTAACCGATGAAAAAATAAAGGAACTAAGCGCATAAGCGCTTTTTATTTTGCAGTGAATGAGGAGAACGTTATGCAACAAGGACACCCAAGACATAAACAATTGAGTAGAGCGAGGCATGTAATGTACTTGCACAATAGACATAAAGCAGAAGGTGTTTTGAATGCAATTAAGAATTTGATGACAGGTATTAACAAAGCAATCAGTGTAGTGAGCAAGCGGATAAGTAGTTCATTAGGAATTGACGAACAAATCTCTGTACCCAATGTTGACTACGATAAGTTTGAGATTAAAGATATTGCAACGGACATGTTTAGAAACAATCCAGGAATAGTTAATGGGAAGTAAGGTACACACATGCGCACATCAAGGTTGCCATAAGCTTATACCGTTTGATGCTAGGTACTGTATACAACATATTGCATTACATCCCCGAGACACAAAGCGATTTGATAAGGCATACAACGTTAAGCGACAACATGATAACAAGACTAAGGAACGCATCGCTTTCTATCAGACTAAGCAATGGAAGCAGTTACGCAAGCAAGTTATCGAACGTGATAATGGGTTAGATCAGTATGCTTTGCGTGATGGTCTGGTAGTACCTGGTAAGTTGGTTGACCACATTGTTCCAATAGAGTTTGCGCCAGAGTTGAAAGATGATATCAATAATCTTGTGCTAACATCTATGGCTTCACACAAAGCTAAGACGGAATGGGAACAAATATACTACGGTACAGGTAAGAAGAACACTATCAACAAGAGTGCTGTGCCTGTTAAAGAGATAAAATATATTCCAATTAAATTTAATGAATTAAAGACGATTTAAGGCGTTTAATTGTATTTATGTGTGTTTATACTCAAACAGGTTTAAAACGTCACTGTGAGCGTCTGATAGGGGGCTATGGGTATGGTAAAAGGAAAACGTAGTATAGCTCTTGTTTTCAATAAATGTCCCAGAAAATGAATTTGAAAAAGTCCCGAAAAATAACTTTTGATGAGAGGAGGTGATTTAATGGCGGGAACTAGTGCGAGTGGACGTAAGCCGAAATTAAATAATCCAAATGTTAAAAACAAACCGCGGGCTGAACGTGCAAAAAAGGCGATTGAAAACAATGCTGACTTTCAAGCAATTAAATTACCACCTTCTCGTTTAACTTCGGAAGAAAAGGCGTTGTATAAGCATATCGTTCAAGAGTTTAATAACAAAGGCATTTTAAAAGATCTTGACAGTTCTATTCTTGAAGAATTCGTTGTACAAGTGTCTGTAAGCCGTCAAGCTCGAAAGGTCATCAATGAACATGGCGTGGTTATTTTTGAAGATGACAAAATGAAAAAGAATCCAGCTGTTGATGTGCTGAATAATGCAGTAAAAAATATTAAGTCTTTGGGCTCTTCGTTAGGATTAGATCCAATTAGTAGAAGTTCGATTTTGGCTGATGTCACATCAAATAATAATGATGATGAAGAAACAGATAGTATTGTAGCTAAAATGGGTGGGTAACTTTTTGGGTAACCAGAAGTTACGTATAAACCTTGTAATAATATATACATATAATATAATAATATATTTTGTTACTTTGTTACCTTTTGTACCTAGACCCTTGGAAAATAAGGGTTGAGAGAGGTAACATTTTTTCTTGAAAAGTAACAAAAAAACGTTACTTTTTGGTGATTAATTTCACATGACAAAAATAAAATGTTACCTTTGGGGCGAAGAAATATCGATTTTTGTTACTAAAAGTCGTCATCGAAAGGATTGAAAATGGATAAGGTTACACAATATGCTCACGATATTGTGAGCGGAAAAAGAGTAGCTGGTGAGTTACTAATATTAAGCGCAAAACGCCATATCGAAGACCTGAAACGTAAAGATTGGGATTATGAATTTGATTCCAATTACGTTGATGGTCTTTTATTGTTCGCTCAATACGTACCAGACCCAGATGCCGGTGTGCCGTTGCCGTTAATGGATTGGGAAATATTTATATTAGGTTCATTGGTGGGTTGGCGAAACAAGCAGACGGGCGGTAAGCGTTATCGAAGGGCAATAGCTAGTATCGCACGTGGACAAGGCAAAACATATCTTGCGAGCGTTTTGGCAACTTATGACTTCTTTGTACAGTCTTATAAGAAGAATAACCAAGATATCATAGTCGCTTCTAACACAGTTGCACAGTCTAAGAAGCTTTATGGATATATCCGTGGCACGATTAACAAAATGCGCCAGGGTATCTTTAAAAATCTTAACAACGATATTGCTGATACATACGAAACTATCACAATGAAGTCAAAAAACAATGTTATTCAGCGGTTGTCGGCAGATGGAGGTAAGTTCGATAGTTACCACGCTACTACTGCCATATTCGATGAGGCAGGTGACCAAAAAAGCCGTGAAGCGTTTGGAAAAATTACATCAGGTCAGGTCAAGATTGAAGAAGCGTTGTTCTTGATGATTAGTACAGCTTATCAAAACCCTAACGCACCATTGCGTGAGGATATTAGAAACGTTGCTAATGACATTAAAAGCGGTGCTCACGAACTAGATGACTTCTTTTTGGCTGTTTGGTCACAAGATAGTCCTGATGAAGTGTTCAAACCAGAGACGTGGGAGAAGTCAAACCCCTTGTTAGGTCTGGAAAGTCAACACATGAAGCTCTTAAACGGTCTGGTTTCAGAACGAAATACGCTCATGTCACAAGGAAAAATCAACGATTTTCTTGTAAAAAACATGAATATTTGGCTAAATGCGGAAGAAAACGCTGCATTTTCGTTAGAAGATGTTCAAAATGCAATTATTCCTGACTTTGACATGCATAAACGCCAAGTATACGTCGGTTTTGATAATTCTATGACCAGTGATGACGCAGCATTAGCGTTTGTGTTCCCATATCTTGATAATAACGGTGAACAACGTTTCCATTTATATCAACATTCGTTTATACCTTGGCATAAGGCAGGAAGTATCGAAGCCAAGGAAAAACAAGACGGCATTAACTACCGTGATATGGAAGCTAAAGGATTTGCGGACATTACACAACATAAGCGTGGCTTAATTGATAACGGTTATGTCTATCAGTGGCTGATGGATTTTGTGGAAGAGTACGAACTTGAAGTTTTGGTGTTCGCTTATGATTCGGCGCACGCTTATGCCTTTATTCAAACGATTGAGGAAGCGACAACTTGGACGATGTTACCAGTAAGGCAAGGTTCGCTAAGTTTGAATGAGCCAACCAAGTGGTTACAGGATAGTTTTGTTGAGGGACGTGTCACACGACTTGATGATCAAATGATGGAGAAATCGTTGATGAACGCAGTAGTCACAAGTGACAATAACGGTATAAAAATTGATAAAAATAAGGCAACATTAAAAATTGATTTAGTCGATGCCTTAATTGACGCCTTGAAACAGGGTATTTATCATTTTGAAGACTTTGCTGGAACAGAACAGAGTGAATTTGACAGAATGAACGACGACCAGATTAATGAATACTTTACGAGTGGGGGTTTTGGATTTTGAAAATGATTAAAAATACAGTCAATTGGCTGTTTAAAAACATATCAGATATCACTTCACTATTGGGAGCGGCTGCGATTACGTATGCTGCTTTTTTATTGCACTTAATCGTTGGTTTTGTAGTGTTGGGAGCGTTTCTGTTGTTAATTAGTTACTTCACACGTTCCAATAAAGGAGGTGAATGATGTTTTTTGAAAAAAGAAGCCAACCTATTAGAGGTTCGGGAAGTTCATACACGTTGTCAAGTGGTCAAATGGTCTTAGGTAGTGGATATATTAGTGCTGATAGAGCGTTAAAGAATAGCGATGTGTGGACTGCTGTTAATATCATCAGTTCCGATATTGCTCGTGTTAAGTTTCATGCACCTAATAAGCAAAAGATTGATAAGTTGCTAGGCACCCCGAGTCGTGTCACTAACCGATTTAACTTTTTCCAGTCAATGATTGCACAAATGCTGTTGACTGGTAACGCTTATGCTTTGAGACGATTAGATGGTTCTGGTGAATATCTTGAATTTGTTTCACCGTCGCATATTAGTCAATATCTAAGCGATGATGGTCAAACAACCACTTACGATATTACTTTTAACGGCACACAAGAAGATGATTTGAAAAACGTTCCGGCTGATGATGTGATTCATTTGAAATTGCTTTCAACTGACGGTGGCTTAACTGGTAAAAGTCCCTTAACTGCATTAGTTGACGAATTGACATTACAATCTGGCAATAACAAACTCGCTAACTCTGTGTTTAACAAGTCAGCTAACCCTAGTGCAATGTTAAAACTCAATACTGGCAACAAATTAAACAGTGAGGGTCGTGAAGCTGTTCGTGCTGCTTTTGAAGCAGCCAACACAGGTGCAAACGCTGGTCGAGTAATGGTCATGGACGGTACTTTTGACTATTCACAGTTGGAAGTTAAAAGTGATGTCGCTAAATTGTTGACTGCTACTGATTGGACTCGTTCTCAAATTGCTAAGGCGTTTATGTTGCCTTCCGACATGTTAGGTAGTGAGTCTGAACATTCTAATGCTGATCAGATACGAGCGACCTATAACAATACGATAGGTCGTTATCTAGCACCAGCATTGGAAGAGCTGTCTATGAAGTACGGTGAGAATATTATCGCTGATATTCGTGAAGCTACTGACTTAGATGGTGCAATGCTTGAACAACGGACAACCAACTTGATTAAAGGTGGCGCAATCAGTTCTGTGCTTGGGCTTGAAATTCTTAAAGACAGTCACAGTGACTTGGTCACGCCTAATTTAATTGAAGCTGTTGGTCAAGAGAATGCAGTAGGAAAGGAGTCAACGAATGCAGGAAATCAGAACGTATAGTATTTCTAATATTGAAATACGAGATGGAACAGATGGTAGAACTATCACAGGTTATCCAGTGGTATTTGGAAAGCCGTCACAGAACCTAGGAGGATTTATCGAATATGTCGATAAGAACGCCTTTAAGGACGTTTCTTTTGATAACGTGTATTTACTCTATGGTCATGATTTTAACAACGTACTGGCACGTGTGGACGCAGGAACACTATCCATTGGGGTAGATGATACAGGCGTCTTTTTTAATGCAACTTTACCAAACACAACCCTTGCAAATGATGTGCTTGAAGATATTCGAGTCGGCAACATTCAAGGCATGTCGTTTGGGTTTACGGTTGCTGATGAAAATTGGGAAGCGGGGGATGAAGCTGATATTCGTACAATTCTAAAAATTGATGAGTTGTTTGAAATTACACTCACGCCTATTCCTGCTTACCAAGACACAAAGGTTGCCATTGCACAACGTGATAAGTTACATCGTTCATCAGAACTTGAACTTATTGAACTAAACGCTATTGAGCGTGAAATTGGAGGAATTGAAGTATGACAATTCAAGAAGAATTGGCTCAAAAACAAACAGAGTTGCGAGCAAAAATCACAGAAGCGCGCAAAGCCGTTGCTGATAAGTCAGATAATGCCGATGCATTGATGACTGAAGTTCGTGATTATGAATCAGATATCAAAAAGTTGAAAGAATTGGTTGACGCCATGCCCGATACTCTCGATGAAGAAGACAAAGACAAGGGGGATGACAAAGACAAGACTGGTGATAGCCAACCTACACCACCGGCTGACCCAGCAGACGACCAACAACGATCACATGAAAAAGAAAAGGAGGTACGAGACGTGCCACAACCAGTAGGAAAAACACCAAAGAAAGAATACCGTGATTTGCTGAATGAGTTCTTGCACTCAAAGGGTGAAAAGCGTGATGGTATCACATCAACTGATGTAGGTGCTGTTATCCCAGAAGAAATCATTTACAACCCAGAAGCAGCCATTGACACGGTTACTGATTTGTCTTCTTTGGTAACTAAGACAGCGGTTACGACCGCAAAGGGAACTTACCCAATCTTGAAGCGTGCTTCAACAACGTTGCCAACGGTTGCTGAATTAGCTGCTAACCCAGAATTGGGAAAGCCTGAATTTACTGATGTTGAATGGTCTGTTGATACTTACCGTGGTTACATTCCAGTATCACAAGAATCTATCGCAGACGCACAAGTTGATTTGGTTGCGTTGGTATCAAACTGGGTTAACCAAGTTAAGGTCAACACTTCCAATGGAAAAATTGCCGGTGTTCTTTCAAAGTTCAAACCTAAGTCAGCAACATCAGCTACTTTGGTTGATGATTTGAAGACTATTAAGAACACTGCATTCGATCCAGCTTATAACTTGTCATGGGTTGTGACAGCTTCTGCTTATAACGCACTTGACTTGTTGAAGGACACAACCGGTCGTCCTTTGTTGCAAGAAGAAATTGGTAGCGCAACTGGTACGACTCTGTTTGGTAAGCCTTTGACTGTTGTTGAAGACACTGCATTCGGTGGTGCTGAAAGTGTTAAGCAATTGTTCATTGGTGATTTGAAGCGCGCTTCATTGTATGCAAACCGTGCAGACGCAGCAGTCCGTTGGGTTGATAATGACGTCTATGGTCAACTTTTGCAAGGTGTATTGCGCTTTGGTGTTTCTGCGGCCGATTCAGACGCTGGTGTATTTGTCACAATCACTGACACGCCCAGTGCAGGCTAATAACTTAGCTGATGAAACGCCGGCTAAACCAACTGACGCTAATACAGTTGCTGAAATTAAGGCGTGGCTAGACGCACACAACGTGTCTTATCCATCTAACGCTGTAAAGGCTGACCTGTTAGCATTGGTCAACGACACAGACGCTTAAATCTGTCGAATGGGGTGTGAAGCCCATTAAGGAGGTCTTTATGACAGAAGAAAAAGACTCACTGTTTGATAAGGCAAAGGTAGCTGTTCGTTCTACTGTTGTTGATGATGAACTTGATACAGAATTGAACGATTTGATTTTGGCAGCTCGTGCAGACCTGAAAATATTTGGATTAGTTGATAAAGCTGATTCAAATGATAACGCATTGATTACGCAGGCTGTACTTCTTTATGTTAAAGCTAATTGGGGTTATGACAACCCAGACGCTGAGCGTTTTGGTGTATTGTATCAACAGTTAAAGGACAAGTTGAGTGTGTCAACACAATACTTGCAGGGTAATGGTTATGAAGTATGACGCAGTGCTTTATTTAATCACAGAAACTGATGGTCAAGACGATATTGGAAACTACAAACCAATCAAAACGAAGCGCAAAGTGTACGCTAACCCGTTTACTGTTGGTCGTGCTGAATATTCGGCAGCTGCGCAACAAGGTTTAAAACCTGAATATTCGTTTCAAGTCAACACGATTGATTATGCAGGTGAAGAAAAGGCTGAATATCTTGGTCAAGAGTATGACGTTTACCGCACACAGCAAAGCGGTGATAAGACAACGGTGTACTTAACAAAGAGGGCAGCTAATGGCGGAAATTAACCTTGCGCAGGAAATAGCACAACATCTAAAGCAATACAGTTCAGAAGTTGAACGTGATTTGGAAGGTGCTAAGAAACGTGTTGGTCAGAAGGCTGTTAAAGAGCTGCGAAACGCCGGACGGTTCGATGATAGGACTGGCCGATACCGAAAAGGGTGGAAGTTACGAAAAATTGGTGACAATTACGTCATCTTCAACGCAACGGACGCTTCATTGACTCATTTGCTGGAGTATGGGCATGCTTTGCGAAACGGCGGGCGTTCTAAATCGTTCACACATATTAAGCCCGTTGAACAAATGGTTATCAATGAATTTGAAGCAGCCGTTAGAAAGGATCTGTCATGAAGTTAAGTGATTTTTATCAGCAACTCAAAAACGTTACTGGTTTGCCGTCCGTTTATCATCATTGGACAGTTGGTAAAGCACCTGCCTTGCCTTATACCGTGTATTACGTTGTTGAACGTGATGACATGATAGCCGATGACGAAAGCTACTTCAAAGTACGTTCAATGAACATTGAACTGTACACGGATTCAAAAGATGAGGACTTGGAAGCACGTGTTGAGTCATTTTTGAACGGTTTGGGTATCGTGCCATATATCAGTGAGCAGTACATTGACGATGAGAAGATGTACGAAGTGATTTATGAATTTGATTTAGAAATGGAGAAATAAAATGGTAGCAAGTGAAAACAAAGTAACCTTTGGCTTGAAAAATACACATTATGCCGTTATTACCGATGACGGTAGTAAGTTGACATATGGAACACCGGCTGCATTGCCTGGAGCAACAGAACTAACACTCGATGCAAGTGGAGATGCGGTCGAATTTTCAGCTGACGACACGAAGTATTATTCAGCTGACAACAACCAAGGGTACACAGGTAAGTTAACTATTGCAAAATTGACAGAAGCCTTTGAAAAAGAAGTCCTAGGTATTGACGACAGCAAAGGTGTTTCAACAGAAAATGCAAATGCAAAAATGAAGCGTATTGCTTTAATGTTTGAATTTGATGGTGATCAAAAAGCGGTTCGTCATTTATTGTTCAATGTGTCGTTGTCTCGCCCTGGCGATGGTTCAAAGACAAAAGAAGACAAGGTTGATGTGAATACGCAAGAGCTTGAATTTACAGCAGCACCTGATCCATATTCTGGTGATGTTAAGACTAAGACTAATTCAACAACTACTGAAGATGTCTACAACGCATGGTATGACGTTGTGTTTACTGGTACATCAGCTCCAGTGGCTGGTTAATAACAAAGTGGGTTATCCCACGTACATACCAAAATGAAAGAGGTTTTAAAATGGAAAAAACAATCGATATTGACGGTAAAGACGTCAAGTTAATTTCAAGTGGTGCAACACCAATCATTTATAAGAATGCATTTGGACGTGACTTTTTTGCAGACTTGGGACAATTCTTAAAAATTGCAGAAACGGCTAATAAATCGAAGAAAGGTCAAGAAATGGCTGCACTGTTACCATTGTTTGAAAATGGCGACATAGCAATTATGTACAACTTTGTTTGGGTATATGCCAAGAACGCTGACATGCAATTAAAACCATTAGATGAATGGCTTGCTGATTTCGTTGAATTCCCAATGTTTGATTTTCTTGGTGATGTCATGGAATTAGTCATGCGTTCAGTGACAACAAAAAAAGCTTAAAGACCAGTCAAGAAAGTGACGAAACATTTGATGATGAAAGTTATCTGTACGTTGCTAAAAAGGCTGGTCTTTCATTTGAAGAAATGCAGATGATGGATATAGGACAAGTGATGGACTATATCACTGAGTATGTCAATTCTGAAACACCTGATAGTCAAAAAGACAAGAAAGTCAAAGCTAATCAGGCAATGTTTGATTCATTTTAAAAATTTAGCGCTTAATAGCGCTTTTTTTGTACATAAATTAGGAGGTGACTATGGCTGGAAGAATTAAAGGTATCACAATTGAAATTAACGGTGATACAAAAGGCTTGGATAAAGCGCTGTCTAGTGTCAACTCTAGCGCAAATAAGACACAAAGCGAGTTACGTGATGTTAATAAGCTATTAAAATTAGATCCAGGTAACACGGAACTAATCGCTCAAAAACAAAAACTGTTAGCACAAGCAATTACTCAAACAGGCGACAAGCTAAAGACGTTGAAAGACGCACAGGCACAAGTTGATGCACAATTTGCGAAAGGTGACATCGGAGAAGAACAGTATCGAGCCTTTCAACGCGAAATAGCATCAACCGAAGCTTCTTTAAAAGGTTATAAGTCTCAACTTTCAACAGCAGAAAACAGTCAACAGGAATTGAGTCAGTCAACGCAAAGATTGCAAAATTATTTTAAGGCTACTGGAACATCTGTTGATGATTTTAAAAGTGTGTTAGGTACACGGCTGGTTAATGCAATCAAGAGTGGTACTGCCAGTTCTGAATCACTAGACAGAGCCTTGCAAATGATTGCCAAAGAGAGTGGTGTGGCAAGTTCTGATATGTCAAAGCTTACACAGACACTTGATAAAGTAGATGATACTAACATCACTAATGCCTCAAAAGCCATTGAGGATTTAGGAAATAAGACTGATGAAACGTCTGGAAAGATGGACGTGTTCAAAGGCGCTACTATGGCCGAGGGTCTATCGCAGGTAAGTGACAAAGCAGCCGAAATGGGTGGTGCTATTGTTGAAACCGCAATGGACTTTGGTAATGCGCAATCATCAATGCAGAACACGATGGGTCTGACGGCTTCACAAGCCAAAAACGCGACTGATGTTGTTAAAAACGTGTTTAATTCTGGTGTTGTCGATAGTGTTGACGAAGCCAATGAATCTGTTCAAACCATTATCAACAGTTTTGGTGACTTAGCAAACGGAAGTGAACTTCAAAAACTTTCAACTGATTTAACTGGAATTGCTAAGCACGGTGGTGTTGATATTAAAGACGCTGCCAATGCCTCCAGTCAGGCAATGAAGACGATGGGGCTGACAGGTCAACAAGCAACTGATTTAATTGCAAAAGGACTACAAGATGGCTTAAATAAAAATGATGATTTTCTTGATACAGTTAATGAATACTCACCGACATTCAAAGACGCAGGAATAAGCGCAGACGGCATGTTGAGTGTGTTAAATGCAGGTATGCAAAACGGTGCATTTAATACTGATAAGGTTGCAGACGCTGTCAAAGAATTTCAATTGCGTTTAACGTCCGGTCAACTTGACGAACCGATGAAACAATTTAGCAGTTCAACACAAGACGCATTCGCACAATTCAAAGCCGGTAAGGCAACTAGTGCTGATGTTATGGCGGCGGTAGGTAAAGACTTGAAAGGAATGCCCGCTGACAAGGCTAAAGCCGCCGTTCAAGGTTTAGGAACACAGTTTGAAGATTTGGGACAAAAGGCTTCGTCTTCACTGCTTGAAGCGACAAAAAAGACCGAAGATGCAACTGGTGCCACAAAAAAAATGAACGAGCAAACGCCGGGAGAAAAATGGACTGGTGCTTTGAACACTCTAAAAACCGCTTTTTCTGATGTGGTTACTCAAATGACACCACTCATCAACGAATTAGGTGATTTGGTTAAATGGTTTAACAATTTAAGTCCCACGATTAAAACCATAATCGGTGTGGTGGGCGGGGTGATGGCAGCTATCGCAGTACTCATGCCAATAATCATGACTATAACCGGTATAGTAGCCGCATTTGGAACAGGGGCTTTACTTCCAATAATCGGAATTATAGCTGGTATCATTGCAGCAATAACGGCAATTGTTTTGGTATTTCAAAATTGGGGAAAGATAGTCGACTGGATTAAAGGCGTTTGGTCGGACATGGTCAACAACGTTAAAGCAATTTGGAATGATCTAATATTGTCAATAAACATTGGTATAGCTAATTTCCAGATATGGTGGAGTAATATTTGGACTGCTATTAAACAAAAGGTGTCTGATATTTGGAACGGTATTAAGACAATGTTTTCAAATGTTGTCAGCGCAATAGTCACCGCTGTAAGTAACAAATTTAATGAAATGAAGAATGGCGTCTCAAATATTTTCAACACCATAAAATCAGTAGCTACTAGCGTATGGAATGCAATTAAATCGGCAATATCATCAGTCGTAAATGGTATAAAATCAACGGTAACAAATATTTGGAACGGCATTAAATCTGTGACATCATCAGTATTTAACGCTGTTAAGTCGACAGCTAGTTCTGTCTGGAACGGTATTAAGTCAACCATTTCATCTGTTGTTAATGGTATCAAGAGTACGGTGAGCGGAGTATGGAACGGTATTAAGTCAGTGACAACGAGCGTATGGAATGGTATTAAATCAGCGATCACAGCACCTATTAAAGCGGCAAAGGGCGTTATTTCTGGAATTGTTGACTCGATTAAGCGATTGTTTAATTTCAGGTTGAAGTTTCCATCTATTAGTATTCCACATATCCCATTACCTCACTTTAGTTTGTCGGGTTCCTTTAATCCGTTAAAGGGTAAAATACCTCATATTGGCGTTAACTGGTATGCAAAGGGTGGTATTTTTAACAAGCCTACCATGTTTGCAGCGCCTGGAGGATTTAATGGTGTTGGTGAAGCAGGTCCTGAAGCAGCGTTACCACTTAATGCTAAGACGTTGGGTGGTATTGGTAAAGGAATCGCTGAAGCAACAGGTGGATTAGGTGGCGATACCATTAACGTGACTGTTCAAGTTATGGCCGATACGTCAGCACAAACGATTAAGAAGTTAACAGACGCTGTGACAGAAGGCATCACACGTGCACAAAATTCTAAAACTAGAGCGATAGGAGGTTAATCAGTGAGACGAGGAGATTTTAATATCAACGGTTTTGTTGGTTCTGCCAATGTAGCTGTGATAACAAACTGGTTTGATACAGGAATACCTGCAAGAAAAAATACGTTAAACGATAGTGCGGTCGGATTGGATCGCGCCATTTTATTTGATGATGGTAATTATAGTAATCGAGAGTTTGAGTTTGAGTTCTCAATTCAAGCCGACACCGAAGCGCAACGAAAGTCACGGTATACGGCTTTCATGGTTGCGTTAGACACTGGTAAATACGTGCCTGCTACGTTTTATTTTGATGACCATTACCAGTATCAAATCGTGAGAACGGACGCAGTAGAAGTGACCAGACCGCTTGTGTTTTCATCTACAAGAATATACAAGGTAAAAGTGAGTGCAGCGCCGTATAAGTATTTGTTGAACGTAGCAAATGTTTCTGGAACATCACTGACGTTGACTAATCCAGAGCTATATTATGCGAAACCGCACTTTATTATCAAGGGAACAGGGGCAATCAATCTAACAGTCAACGGTGTTGTTACTAAATTGACAAATGTCACGACTAGTATTGAACTTGATTCAGCCCTACAAACGGTTTGGCGAATGGACGGTGTAACGGTTGTTAATGAGAATGCAAAAATGGCTATTGGTAATTTTCCGTTACTGAAGCCAGGTACAAACACCGTGTCGGTGAACAGTGGAACTGTTGAAGTAGAACCAAGATGGAGGACACTATGACACCAATTTTATATGAAAAAGATGAGATTGATTTCACCTCACACGGGCTTGGCTCACTTGTTGAAATCTATGATGTTGATGTACAAGAACAACGCAACGGTTTACTACAATTAACGGCTAGTTATCCAGTTTCTGGTTTACGGTATGCTGATATATCGGTTGGTCGTATTATTCTAGCTAAACCTAATCAACGAGATGATGTTCACGCTTTCAGAATTGTTAGCACAGAACTTGACATCAGTGGTTATGCAGTGACGGTTGAGGCTGATTCAATTACCTATGATCTAACACATAACCTTGTTAAACACCTGAATGCTTCTGGTAATGGACAATCTTTTATGACTGCGCTTAAAAATGCGGTTGTTAATCCAGCTATTTTTGCCTTTTATTCTGATATAGCAACCTCATCGACAACGTCACTCGATTACGTAAATCCTATGGAAGCCATCATGGGAACAACCGGCTCATTCTTACAGATATGGGGTGGTGAGTTAAAGCGCGAGAATAGGCGAGTAGCCATGTTCAACAGGCGTGGTCGTGATAATGTTACGACTTTTAGACTTGGTAAAAATATATCAGGTCTAAAATATAGTGTTGACATCAGTTCGCTGGTAACACGTATCATTCCAACTAAGTCTGTTCAAAACGATGACCAAACAACGACAACGTTGGAAGGTACACCGGTTGATTCTCAATATATCAACAATTATGAACAGATTTATACACTACCACTTGAATTTACTGATGACACTATCAAGACAGTAGCTGATTTGAATACGGCAGCTAAAGGTTGGTTTACTCAAAGCGCTAACATAGGCAGGGATAAACCGACAGTCACGATAGATATTGACGTTTTGAGCTTGCAGGATAGCGCAGACTATCAGGACAAGTTCAAAAACCTAGAGAGCGTGTCATTGACCGATACCGTGACTGTATATGTACCTGAATATGGTGTGAATGTCACAGCTATTGTCAACGAACTACACTATGACCCTATTTTAGATAGAGTTACCAAAATGACGGTTGGGACAGCTAAACAGTCGTTCGCTGATAGTTCTCGAACACAGTTATCTGACTTACAAGATAAGATTATTTCTGTTCAAAATCAGGCGGACGCAACGGCTGTGAGCGCGAATGGCAAAAATAAAAACTACTATGGTAGTGCCCAGCCATCACACCCACAAGAGGGTGACCAGTGGTATTGGCAAGATGGTGACAAGTCAGGAATTAAGCAATTTATAAATGGCGAGTGGATGCCTTTAATTGATTCAAATACGCAAGAGCAAATCGAGGCTGGTGTAAATGAAGCGATAGCACAGGCAAATGAAAACACTGCCACAGCAATCGAACAGAACAATATTTCTCAACAAGAGGTGATGAACGACATTGCTAAGTCGCAGGCTGATTTAGCTATCAAAGACGGCGACTTCAACAACAAGGCACAAGCTATGGCTGATGAGGCACTTGCAAATGCAAAAGCTAATACAGCTACGGTTGCTCAAGAGACGTTGAACACAGCTAATGAAAACTTAGACGCTGCTAAGCAATCGTTGACAACTGACCTGCAAAAAGAAATTTCTGATAGAACGACCGCGGTAGCTACACTAGATTCTAAGGCGCAGGGATATGCTGATTCGGCTAAACAAGATGCAATAGTAGCCGCTACGACAGCTGATGGTACTATCAATAAGAAGATTGACGAAACAGCTTCTAGTTTGACTTCTAAAATAACGCAGAATAAGCAAGACGCTGATGGCAAGATAACGACCGCTCAATCAACTGCTACGCAAGCATTGAATGAAGTTAAGACTAAAGTTAGTCAAACCGAGTACAACACCAAAACTGGTCAATTGACTACCGATGTTAACTCGGTTACGCAAACTGCCAATCAATCTAAACAAGATATTGTTTCCATCAACCAAAAAGATGGCCAACAAGATTCTCGAATGAACACCATTGAATCTGACGCAAGCGGAACGAAAACGACAGTTAGTGATATACAAATAGAACAAGGTAAACAATCAGGTTCAATTAGCATATTGCAACAACGTGCAGATGGTTTTGACGCGAGTGTTGCAAAGATAAACAACGTTGTTAATAGTCTAGGCCAGACTAACCAACTGTTTAACACCGAATTTAGTCCAGACTTTGAAGGCTGGTATGAGGTTGACAATGGTTATGAATTGTCATCTCAAGTGCCAACATATGATGGTTCAAATGTGGTTCATATAAAAACGGCTAATACCGATTATGATTGGTTGCGACAGAAAATTCCAGTTGTTCCAGGTCAAGTCTTATCTTTTAGTACGATGATGAAATTTGCACCTACGTCTCCTGATGATTCAACTGTGTATTGGCGGTATTCCATTAATTTTTACAAATCAAGTGGTGGTAGTTCGCTAGCGATAACCTACGGTAAACAGAATTTTCAAGCACTGGATTGGACTTTGCAGAAGTCTGAAAACATTGTTGCTCCAGCTGATGCAGCCTATGTAACGATCAATTATTATATGCGTGGTGCGGGAGAAGCGTGGCTAGCCAAACCTATGCTTGTATTTGAAAGTACAGTTGGCCAATATGTTCAAGGCAACTACAACAACAATGACGCGCTGGCTAAGGTTAAGTTAACAGCAGAACAAGCTGCGTTAGACCTATCAAATTACAAGACAGACGCAGATGGAAGAATCAGTAAGGCACAGACCGATATTGTAGCGACAGCAAAAGATGTAACTACTAAGGTTAGTCAGATTGATTATAACGCTAAGACTGGTGACTTAAGTACGTCAGTATCTAAGGCACAACAAACTGGTGATAGTGCTGTAACAACCATAGGAAACTATAAGACTAGTAACGACAACCGTGTTAAAGCTACAGAAACATCTATAGCACAAAACACTAAAGATATTACTTTAAGAGCTACAACATCAGATTTAAATACTGCTAAAAATGATTACAATGCTCAAATTGCACAGGTTAAGGTAAATGCTGATTCAATTACTAACCAAGTATCTAGCATTCAAACTAAGATAAATTCTATGGGTCAAGTCAATCAGTTGGCTAACACAGAGTTTAACCCTGATATGTCTGGTTGGTATGGTTCTACAGCTGGGGCAAGCTCAGACCCTATAAAGAATGCTATAGATAGTTCACATGTTACACCTTTACCAGGGCAAGGCTACTCATCATCTAACGTTGTTTTGTTTGATACCACAGACCAAACTTCACAATTTTATGCCAGGTTAATACAGTATGTGCCCGTTACAAGTGGTACATCAGTATCTATGAGTTGGTATGTAAAGACACTAACTTATGGTACTTACACAAATATGTGGATTACCTTCTGGGATAAAAACGGTAAGAACATTACAAATGGTAGCTTAGGTGGTACTTGGTCTAAGGGTAAGGTTACTAATCAATGGGATTACATGACACTACCATCATTGACTAACATATCAGTGCCAGATACCGCTGTAACAATGAGAATATCAATGGAATCTAGAGAGGGCGTTAAGCAATTAATGTCACGCTTTATGGTGGTATTCGATTCTACAGTTGGTGATTACGTTCCAGGTCAATACAACAACAATACAGCTATAGCCTTACAGCAAATAACTATAGACGGAATCACGGACACAGTATCTAAACAAGGTACTAATATTGACTCAGTCACTAAGAGAGTAACCACAGCAGAGAGTACACTTTCAACAGCAACTAACAATATTAGTGGTTTACAGAGTTCTGTTACTCAAACTTCTAACCAAATAACACAAGAAATATCTGACCGAAAAACGGGTGATTCAAATACTTTGCAGAGTTCAAAAGATTTCACTACTAGTAGTATTACAGGTTATGATACTGGACTACAAACTCAATTAACTCAAACGAGCAATGGGATAATTAATACCATAGGTTCTTTGAATATGGTTATTGATAGTTCACTTACGAATCAAGTTGATCACTGGAATCAAAGAGGAACTGGTAAATGGTATTATACATCTGCTACTTCTTATCAAGGCATAACATCATGGGGGTTCAATCAAACGTCCTTGAACGGTGATTATTCTCATGCTGAATCACAACCAATATATGTTAATACTTTTCCAGGAAATAGCCTATATGTATCAGTAGATGTTAAGGTCCCATCAATAGGTGGCACATCAACTGATTATTTTATTGTATATGTTCGTGAATATGATTCATCTGGGGAAGCTGTTACCAACCACACAATAACTGGAACATTGGGTAGTGTTGTAAGTAATTGGACTAATTATAGAAAAAATATAACATTAAACTCCAATACCAACTATATTGTTTTGAGTTATCAAATGAGAGGCAATGGAAATGTTTATGTTTCAAGACCTTATATAGGTATTCAGGAATTAATGCCAGGAGCGTATGTACCTGGCCAAGTAGATAATAATCAAACAATTCTTTCGTTATTCAAAGATAATTGGAGCATTGGAATCACTGATAACATCGGAGCAATAACCAGTGGTATCGTTGGAAATTCTAGCAGTATGTCACTGATCAGTAAGAACATTACATTAGATGGCAATACGACAGTTACTGGTGACTTTTATGCAAAAGGTGGTGACTTTAAAAATCTAAACGCCTCTAACATCACTGTCGGGACGTTAAACGGTAACCAAGTGAATATAACCAACTTGAATGCAAGCAATATTGTTTCGGGTGCTATTTCTGGTGCTAACTTGAACATCAATCTTAATACTGGACAAGTGCAGTTCCAGAAAGGACGTATATTCAAATCTGATTACACCACGGATATCAATATTGATCAGGGTTATATATCAACTGCGGATAGTAATACTCGTGTTTTGCTTAAAAGCGGGCAAATGCAATTCGTTGCGCCGAATGTATTTGATTTACAAAATACACCTTACTTGAAAGTTTATAACGGTACAGGAGGGAATTCGTTTGCTGGAGCAAATTTGTCTGGTAGAGATTACATCGCACTTTACAACAGTGCCAATTCATCAAACGTATTCGACACGCCGATAGGAACAGAATCATTTTCCGGTATCTCCACAGGTCAGGCTTCCACAGACAAATGGGCGCCGACGAAAGTCGGCGGAGCTAATAGAGGAGTGATTATTTCAGGAGGTAGAACAGACGGTTGGCTAATAGTCGAACGCTCTCCATATATATTTGTCGGTTCAGACGCCAGTGGTACTTCTGCTTATGGCAACAGAGTATATGTCCACGCTGACTATTTCCAAGTTCCTACCGTATACAGCCACAGTGGCTCAACAGGGGCTAACGTCTATGTCGCTTCAGATGGCGCTCTTGTGAAATCATCTTCTGCTACGAAGTATAAGACGAACATCGAACACGAAACAGATGGTATTCAAGGCGATCAGTTATTAACTATTGACCCAGCAACTTGGAACGATAAGTTTGAATCAGAGCAGCTGGAACACTACCATGAGACAGGTGTCGAACCAGAACGGCAAATTAATATGGAAGGTAAACGATACTACGGTATCATTGCCGAAGATTTAGTTAAAGCTGGACTAGAAGAACTTGTAACGAGAAACGAAGAAACTGACGAGGTTGAAGGTGTTGAGTATTCTAAGATAGGAGTTGCTCTGATTCCAATCGTCAGAGATTTGCGAAATAAATTGAACGAACAAGCAGTTGAAATCGAAAGGTTAAAGGATAAAATCAAATGAACAACATTCAGATGAAGAACGAAATTCCGGACAGCAATACTGATACAGTAAAACTTGTATTTAACGTAACGTTTGAAGACGGCACTGCGATTGGTGACGGAACTATTGTCATTACAAGGGCGGAGTGGTTGAACATGACAGGGCAACAGAAGCTAGATAAAATTGCCGATGTCATTTCGGAAAAAATGCTTAGTACGAAAGTAGGAGAATAATCATGCAACCAGACACAAATAAAGTAATTCAAAAATTATTACAAGAAAATGCAACATTAACACTTGTTAAAGCTCAACTAGAATCACTGGTTGAGCAATATCAAGAAAAGGAACGAGAAGAGCCTAAGAAAGCAGAGGAGAAATAATCATGAATATGACAGTTGGAGATTTACAATTTAATTTTGTTGACGGTAAGTTGACGTTAAAGTATGCGTCTGTTTCATTTAATGCAGGCACATTTCCAAACAGCTTGAACGGTAACTTGCAGGTTACACCAGAAGACGGTGTTAGTATTACATCAACAGAAGATGACATCAAGACAGCGGCTAAGACAAAAATTCAAGCGCTTATCGCAGAAGCTCCGGCAGAAAATGCAGAGTAACTCGTATGGCGATAAAGGAGTTATTTGATGAGATAGGTTGGTTAGGTGCGCTGATTTTGGGTTTGACTGGTACATCAATTTTCGGGTGGATTAAAGTTTGGAGTGGACAATTTAAGCTATTGAAAAATGCTAGTTTAGCAACACTTCATTCGCAGCTTTATGAGAAAGGTGGTCGTTATATTGTCCATGGTGCCATTACTTTAAGCGAGTTAGACGACTTGGAGTATACATGGCAGGCATATAAAGGTTTAGGGGGCAACGGCACCGGTGAGAAAATATATCAGAAGTGCCGTGAATTGCCGATTTCGGATTACGTTCCCAACAAGGCGTTTAAAGAAGTCGAAGATATAGCAGCAGAACACGAAGCTAAGCGTAATGCCTAGCCACAAGGAGGTTTGAAAATTGAATAAATTAAAACGATGGGTAGTCGCTTCGATTGGAGCGGTTGCCTTTTTTGGTGCAATGATTACAGGTGTGTCAGCCAATACGAATGGTATTGATGTTGCCAGTTATCAAGGTGATACAGCAAGTTATTTCAATTCGTTTAAGCAAGTTGGCGATAATTTTACAATGGTTAAGCTAGGCGGACGAGGAGGCGGTGAGGGTGCTCATTATAGTAATCCGAAAGCCTACGCACAAATTCACAACGCTGATGCAGTTGGTATGCAAACAGGTGGTTACTTCTGGGCACAAGTAGGTGATTCAGTCAGTGAAGCTACTTATTCAGCTCAGTTAGCCGTTCAAGATGCACAAAATGCAGGGCTAGCCAAAGGCTCATACATCGCAATGGATTACGAAGCAGGTGCTGGTGCAAACAAGGCCAATAACACAACGGCTATCTTAGCGTTCATGGATCAGATTTACGCCTCTGGGTATAAGCCTATGTTTTATAGCTACACTAGCTATGTGAACTCATACGTTGATTTAAGTCGTATTAACGCTCGTTATCCTAACGCTTTGTGGTTAGCTTGGTACTTAACTACAGCACATCAAGCAACACCACCTATGCAATATTTCCCTAACTACTCAAATGTGAAGATTTGGCAATACGCTGATAATCACTACGGAGTTGACGGGAACGTGATGGTCGTCGGTTCATTGGATAACAACAAGCCAGCCGAACAGGTTGCTTCTAAGCCAAGTCAATCAACTAACACGCCAAGTACACCAGCTAAGACTCAATACGCTACATTCAGCGGTGTGTATGTCGCTGATTACTGGGTAGGTTATAACAACAAGATGTATGGTGTGAACTTTGATATGAGCATCAAGCCCATTGATTACAATAACTATATTCCTATTTCAGCTATGACATTGACTGACAGATATGGCAACAAGTTGCGTAACCAATATATTCAAGGTAACAACGGACGTATGGAGTACTTTACGTTAAATGGCAAATACAAAGTTATCAGTCAAACAGCTACAACGATTAATGTTGAAATCGGTGGTGAACCAGTCTCAATGATGAAGGCATTCGCCACAATCAAATAAGGAGAAAACATGGATACGAATACAATTACTAAATTAATTACAACGATCGCTATTACAGCTATTCCTATTATTGGTGCATATGTCAGTAAGGTGATTTTAGGAAACAAACAGGTTGTTAACCTGATTCAAGTGCTATCTCCATTAGCTAAGGATGCCGTAGTGGCTATGCAGAAATTGGGTGTCACGGAGTTTTTTGAAGGTGAAGCTAAGAAGTCTGGCGCAGTTAAAATTGTTACTAAAGCTTTAACTGTTTTAGGCTTTTCTGATGCAGACGAAACATTAATCAAGAATGCAGTCGAAAAAGAATATGCTTTATTGATTAATGAGTTAGATCAGACTTATCCTCAAATGACCGAGGAACAAGCCAAGACAAAAGAACAAGCTGAACAAAAGCAAAGTGAATTAGCTAAGGCTGATGAACTAGCAAAAGCAAAACAAGCATTAGCAGACGCACAAGCAAAAGTTAATGAATTACAAAATTAA